ACCTAGGGGGGCTTCCCCAGAAACGGGATGCGTATGGCTGGCAGAAAACCGCTGCCCACACAGGTCAAGAAGATCAAGGGCACGCTGCAAAACTGCAGGGTGAACTTGCGCGAACCCAAGCCCGAAGGGGATTTGGTGGAGCCACCTGATTACATGACCGAGGGTGCCAAGTCGGCCTGGCGCTACGCCCTGGAATGCGCGCCACCCCAGCTGCTCAAGCGGCTGGACATGTCGGTGCTGGAGATTTGGGCGTGCGCTGCAGATCTGTACCGGCAGGCGCAGACAGGCATCACGCAGACCGGCCTCCTGGTCCCTGCGCCCAATACTGGGGTGCCCATGCAGTCGCCTTATCTGGCCATCGCCAACAAGCAGGCGCAGATCATGACCAAGGCGGCCACTGAGATGGGGTTCACGCCCGCGTCGCGTTCGCGCGTATCGATGCCCGCTGAGACACCTTCGGCCGAAGATGACCCTTGGGCGGACATCGCCGGGTGAGGCTGGATGGCTGAGTCGCCGTATGTGTCCATGGCCAATGAGTACGCCAAGCATGTGGTCGCCGGAGAAATCCTGGCCTGCCGCTGGGTGCAACTCGCCTGCCAGCGCCAGCTCGATGATCTCAAGCGCTTCAAGGGCAAGAACAGTCCGTACCGCTTCAACCCGAAGCTGACTGACAAGACTGGCCGCGAGTTCTACCCAGCCGACAACATCTGCGCTTTTATCGAAAGGCTGCCTCATGTGAAGGGTCCGCTTGCCGGGGAGCCCATTGCATTGGAGCCCTGGCAAGCGTTCATTCTGACCACCGTGTTTGGCTGGGTGAAACCGGACGGCAAGCGCCGGTTTCGGCGCTCCTACATCGAGGTGCCGCGGGGCAACGCCAAATCGACCCTGTCCTCGACGGTCGCGCTGTACATGCTGGCCGCCGACCGTGAAGGTGGGGCAGAGGTGTACTCCTTGGCCACGACGCGTGACCAGGCCCGGATCGTTTTTGGGGATGCCCAGACGATGGCTCGGCGCAGTGCGGGGTTTCGCAACCGGTTCTCGGTGAATGTCGGTGCCCACAACATGCATGTGCTGCAGTCGGGCTCCAAGTTCGAGGCACTGTCGGCTGAGGGGTCTACGCTGGACGGCTTGAACATCCATTTCGGGTGCGTCGATGAACTCCACGCCCACAAGACCCGCTCGGTCTATGACGTGGTGGAAACAGGCACCGGCAAACGTGACAACTCTTTGCTGTGGGTGATCACCACCGCTGGCAGCAACCGGGCAGGCATTTGCTACGAGGTCCGCACCTTCGTGACCAAGTTGCTCGAACGCGTGTTTGAAGACGATACCCAGTTCGGGATCATCTATGGCCTGGACGATGGTGACGATTGGGGCTCGGAAGAGGCGCTGGTCAAGGCTAACCCCAACTGGGGCATCTCGGTGCGCCCCGAGATCCTGGGACCGCTGCAGGCCAAGGCCATGCAGTTGCCTAGTGCGGTGAATAACTTCAAGACCAAGCACCTTAATGAGTGGGTCAACGCCGACACCGCCTGGATGGACATGCGGGCTTGGGAGGCTTGTGGCGACGCGAGCCTGGATCTGGACGCCTTTGTGGGCCAGCCCTGCTGGATTGGCCTGGACCTGGCCAGCAAAACCGACATCGCAGCCATGGTGCTGGTGTTCCAGCATCCCGAAATGGCAGGCGCCTATGTGGCCTTTGGCCGCTACTACTTGCCCGAAGACACCGTCAACGCCTCAGGCAACAGCCAGTACGCGGGATGGATGCGCACCGGGCGCCTGGTGGTGACGCCCGGCAATGTGATTGATTTCAGCTGGATCGAGGCCGATTTGCTGGATGCGGCGTCGCGCTATGCCGTCCAGGCCGTGGCATTCGATCCGTTTCAGGCCACCCAGCTGTCCACCCGGATGCTGGCCGAGGGCCTGCCCATGATCGAGGTGCGTCCGACGGTGCTGAACTTCAGCGAACCCATGAAAACGCTGGAAGCCTTGGTCTTGCAAAAGAAGCTGGCGCATGACACCGACCCGGTGCTCACCTGGATGGCGAGCAACGTGGTGGCCCACTTGGACGCCAAGGACAACATCTACCCACGCAAGGAGCGAGCAGAAAACAAGATAGACGGCATCGTGGCGCTGATCATGGCCCTGTCACGGGCGATCAAACCGGGAGATTCGGTGCAGCTGGGATCCGACTATGAGCTGATGCTGCTCTGAAGACATGGGAATTTTCAATCTCTTTGACCGGTTCAAAGCCTCCACCAACGATCGCTCCCCATGGGGCGATTTCTTTTTTGAGCCGGTGTCTGCTCGCAGTCTCTCGGGTATGCGCGTCTCGCCCGATGCCGCGATGCGCCTGGCTGCTGTCTATGCCTGCGTGCGGATCTTGTCGGAAACCATGGCTTCGCTGCCTCTGGTGGTCTACCGCCCCCGCAAGGACGGCGGCAAGGACCGGATCACGGACCACTGGTTGTACCGGGTGCTGGGCAAACGGCCCAACCGTTTTCAGAACCCGTTCGAGTGGCGAGAGATGCTGCAGGGGCACCTGGCCCTACGGGGCAATGCTTTTTGCCAGATCGTGGCCAATGGCCGGGGGGAGGTCACCGAGCTGATGCCGATCCACCCGGACCGGGTGCGCATCGAGCTCCTGAAGGATGGTGAATACCGCTACCGGGTCCGCAACCAGGCGGGCGACGAGATGTTTTTCCCCAGAGGGGAAATATGGCACCTGCGGGGCTTGTCCTCGGACGGCATCCTGGGATTGAGCCCGATCGAGCTCTCCCGCGAGAGTCTGGGCATGGCACTCGCCGCGCAGGACTATGGCGCCCGGTTCTTCTCCAACGATGCCAAACCCACGGGTGGCTGGATCGAGTTCCCCGGCAGCTTCAAGGACCCGGAAGCCAAGCGGGTGTTTCGCGAGTCCTACCAGGCGGCGCAATCCGGTTCGAACCGGGGCAAGGTGCTCGTGCTAGAAAACGGCATGAAGTTTCACGAGGTGGGTGTCACGAACAAGGACGCCCAGTTCCTGGAGCTGCGCAAGTTCCAGATCACTGACATCGCCAGATTGTTTCGGGTACCACCGCACATGATCGCGGACCTGGACCGGGCAACGTTCTCGAACATTGAGCAGCAAAGCCTGGAATTCGTCATGCACACCATGACGCCATGGGCCGAGCGCTGGGAGGCTTCGATCGAAGCGGACCTGATGCTCGACGGTGACGAGCTGGAAGTCGAATTCGACTTCGCCAACCTGATGCGCGGGGACGCGGCCAGCCGTTCGGCTTACTACCAAAGCGGCATCCAGAACGGCTGGCTCACCCGCAACGAGGCCCGCATCGCCGAGAACCTCAACCCGATCGCCGGACTCGATCAGCCCCTGCGGCCGTTGAACATGGTCGAGGAGGAGGACGCCGAAGAAGCGGAGCAGGAAACCGAAGCCTCCGATCCGGATGCCGATCCGGAGTCTGGCACGGCACTGGATCAGGAGATGAGCCTGCGCCTCAGAAAGCTTGTGCAGGCCAACGCCCAGCGACTGGCTCGGCGCATCAGCAAGAAGGGTTGTCTGGACGCCAGCGAAATCGCCCTGATCGCACAAGCCCTTGGGCTGCAAGAGCCTGAGGTGCGGGCCTGGGCCATCGCATTCCGGAGCACCCACCAAACCACCAACGAGCCTGCACTGGTTCAGGCCCTCATTGAACTTGGAACCCACACATGAACAAGCAACTTCTGGTCTCTGAATTCCTGACCACCCCCTGGGCACTGATGCCCGAGCGCCTGCAGGCCATGACCGCCGTCCTCACCCGCTGGTCGGCGGGCGACCCACCGAGCGAGGAGGCCCTGTTTCAGGTGAACACCGACAAGGTGCTGCGCGACACCCGCAAACAGTTCGCTGCCGCCAGCGCCGGCTCCGGCATTGCTGTGCTGCCGCTGTATGGCGTGGTGACGCAGCGCGGCAACATGGTCGATGACATCTCCGGTCCCGGCAGCACCAGCACCCAGAGGTTCACCGACGCTCTGCGGCAGGTCCTGGCGGACGACACCGTGGGCCAGATCCTGATCGACATCGACAGCCCCGGCGGCAGCGTGTACGGCGTGAGCGAGCTGGCCAGCGAAATCATCAAGGCCCGCGCCCAAAAGCCGGTGGTGGCTGTGGCCAACAGCCTGGCGGCGTCTGCTGCCTACTGGATTGGCTGCTCAGCCAGCGAGTTCTACGTCACCCCGGGTGGCGAGGTTGGCTCCATCGGTGTCTGGCAGGCGCATTTCGACTATTCCAAGGCGTTCGAAGAGGAGGGGGTCAAGCCCACCTTGATCTCGGCTGGCAAGTACAAGGTCGAGGGCAACCCCTACATCCCGCTGGACCCGGAAGCGCAGGCCTTCATGCAGTCCCGGGTGGACGACTACTACGGCGCCTTCATCAAGGCCGTGGCCAAGGGTCGGGGCGTCTCGGTGAGCGATGTGCGTGGTGGCATGGGCGAGGGCCGGGTGCTCGGCGCCGATGCCGCACTGTCCCAAAAGATGGTGGACGGCATCGCTACCTTCGACGATGTGCTCGCCCGCATGCAAAAGTCGGCCCGCTCTTCTCAGACCGCCCGTGCCTCGCGTCTGAAGCAGGCGCGCCAGGCCCTCGATCTGATCTGAATTTCAAGTTCGCAGCGCTCCGTTGAGGGCTGCACAAAGCCGCGACCCGTTGGTCGTACCCCAACCGCCGCCCCAAGTCACGAACCGGGCGGCTTTTTTTATTTCTGGAGCAACACCAATGAGCAAGCAACTGCGCGAGCTTCAAGCCCGCAAAGCCACCCTGGTCAAGGACGCACGTGCCCTGACCGACATCGCTGCCGCCGAGCAGCGCGACATGAACGACGAAGAGGTTGCAGCCTTCGAAGCCCTCAAGGCCA